GCTCCATATCATATTCTTCCATAATTCCTCCAAAACGACACTTTTTTGAATCATGAACATGCAAATCATGTAAACGAGACAGTGTGGGAAAATCATTAAAAATTGTTTCTACTGAAATTCCTAATTTTCTTGATAAATTATTCAACTTATCCCTTCTAGCTGGATCGGTCGAATACTTTCGATAAACGATTGCGGGAGTAACATCCGGAAACTCTTGCTTTATTTTCTCAAAAAAAGATTTTGCATTATTATACGCAGCAATATTCATCCCTAGAGTATCCCAGGCCATACCTGTGGCACTCATCAAATAATCATAAGGTTCTTGATTATTATTACAAAAAAGACGAATCATAGTTTCATCGGTCGGTTTAACTGGGAGCACAGGAGCAAGTCTAGGATCAAATTCATTTAACACGAAGTACCGTTTAAGGAACTTTGGTCCATATTTCTTGATTTCCCCTGTGTAGTGATCGAATTCTGATAAAAACGAATCAAACTGTTCGGCATCCTGTAATTCCATGTCGAAAAACTTCTCTAAAAATCGAGTCCAAGAATCTTTATTTAAATATTCGGACAAAGATGCTGGACAACCCCAAATGTGATCGTCACCATAAACTATTATCATTATCAACATTAGTTCAAAATAACGGTCAACATAGGGGCGAATATGAGGATACTTATTCACAGTATAAACCACGTAACAGTAAAACGCTAACGCCAAAATCCAACTATTACCGGACGATGTTTCTTTCCCACCAGAATACATAAAACCTCTCATAAATCTCCAAAAACCTCCTACGTGTAATACAACCTTATGAGCTATATTATACGCCAAGATTCGGAAAAGTTTCTTAACAAACCGGGATTTTCCTTTAGTAAATTTTTTCCAATTAAAATAACGCTGACCTGTCAAAATGAAAAGCATTAACTGCCAATCTTTAATTTTCTTATCTAAACCTTTAATATCACCTGTTACATATATCATTTTAGGAACGTCATATCGCATATACTTAGCCAGCTCATATGCGCCGCCGTACACGAATTTCATTCCAATTCTAATCATATTCCCTCTTTCTATGAACATCCGACGATTCATTAAAAGATGAGACAAGTAAATTCCCAGCATACCAGCTATAAAGAATTCTCTACACTTTGTCTGCATCTTTCGTAATGCTTCGAGGCCCTTATTATGGGCTATTTTCCATTCTTGCTTTAATTTCATAATGCAAAGAAACTCAAAAATGGGATTTTTCCCTCGTAGCAACTGAACCATATATTTATGAAACTGTCGTGCAGATGGTTCGAAAAGAAAAAGCTTCTTTCCGGCATTCACCACCCGATACCGAATTCCATTCAATTCCATAATGTAGTGTGGAATAGCCACCACACCACCAGAAGTGTTCATTCTGCAAAAAGTAATTAAATCTTGAGGAGAATACAAAAAGTCAAACGTACCTACAAACTGATCTGTACCTAAAAATCGTTCTAAAAGTCGCAAAGCAGTAGGAAGAACACGTCGCAGTTCTCCATACCCTGGACCTCTCAACGCTCCATTCACCGCGAACTCTGAATACAATTTAAGTTGGACTGCTAGCTCTCCAGCATTATTAGTTGAATAGCGGACCCTCGGATACCCTTGATAAGGAGTATACATAACGGATTCCCAGCTATGAACTTTATAAGCCAGATACTTTAAAGAAGGTATGCCAACACCTCTCCACTTAGGAGGAGGGATTCGCAAATTTTTCTCTAGATGCTGGTCATAAAGATCGCGAATTATCAAGCGAATCTTTTGATCAGGAAAAATGCAAGTACTAACAGCATTATTTCGAGCATCTACAGGAGCATGAATCGGTATCTGTGAATCAGGATGAGTATATATATTAATGTAATAATCATAATAAAGATTCATTTGCATATGTGTGTATTTTAATACCTCTCCATTTACCAAATGATAATTGGATACTATCTCAGCGTAAATACTATGAATTAATTCTTCTTTCGAATTATAATCCACAATTCTACGAGAGATCGGAGAAATATTTTTCAATCTTGGGTTAAATTCCACTACATATGAACAACCTGATGTGTGTGCTAAACCAACATGTCCAACGCATTTCGTCGATTGAGTGAGCCTCATTTTATCTGGTTTCTTCTCTTTTCTGTTACAAGCGTGTCGATTAAAAAGATATTGTAATATAGGATAACGTTTACTTCCTATTCTAAGTAATAATAAATCAAAAAGGGTTATAGTGTCGCAAATTTTTTCCAGACCTCAGTCGTGCGTTTTACTTACTTCGG